GCTGGAAGTCGACCCCGAGCTTGAGCATCGCCGCCGGGGTCAGGCCGAACGACGCCTCGAGCGCCTGGATCCGGCCCTCGATCTGGAGCGCACGGGACTCGGCCTTCTCGGCCAGGCCGTACAGAGGGTTCGCCACCATCTGCCCGGTCGACCCAGCCACAAGATGCTTGCCGTCGACCGCGTCACGGAACGTGTCCGCCTCGGTCCACGCCAGGCGCATCCGGTCCCGCAGATCGAACAACCGCACCAACGCCGACCGCTGCGACTCGCGCACGATCGACACCAGCTCGGCCAGCCGTACCGGGTTCCCGAGTGGGGGAAGCGGGCGGCCTACCGGATCTTCGAGTACGACCCGAACCGGCTGGTGCGCGTCGGTCCCGTCGAGGCGTTCGCCTACATCGTGTCGCGGGCGCTGCTCATCATGCCGAAGGGCTCAGCGAAGACGGAGTTCATCGCTGCCGTCATGCTGTTCCTGCTCGCCGGCCCGAGCCTGCCCACCCCGGATGGTCCGGTGCAGCGGCTCTCCCCGAACCTTCCCGTAGCGGCCGGGTCGTGGGACCAGGCGGACAAGCTGTTCGGTGACGCCGCCTCCCAGATGGCGACCGGAACCGAGCAGGACCCTTCGCCGCTCAAGGACTACGTCGAGTGCTTCGACACGGAGATCCTGCTCCGTGAAGGGCGCGGCAAGTTGTACCGGGTCGCTGCCGTGGCCGGCACGAACGACGGTGGCCTGCCCACCGCTGGCGCCGCCGACGAGATCCACGAGTGGGACACGGCCCGCAAGCGCCGGGTTCACCTCGTGCTGTTCCAAGGGATGGAGAAGCGGGCCAACTGCCTCGAGCTGAACATCACCACCCCCGACGATGCGGACCCGGACTCGCTGCTGGGGATCATGGTGGCCGACGCCGAGAAGGTCGCATCCGGGGAGATCGTCGACCCCAGCTTCTACTACCTGCACTACGGCACCGACCCGACCCGCAACCTGCTCGACGACGAGGGCCTGGTCGACTTCGATCTGCTGCTCGCTGCGCTGAAGGACGCCACCCCGGCAGACTGGCTCGGCGACGACGACCTCGCCCGCCGGGCCGACTCGCTGATCCGCAAGAAGCGCCCCGTCCACGAAGTGCGCCGCTACTGGCTCGGTGCGTTCGCCCGAGGTGGCGGGCACTGGCTGCCCGAGGGTGCGTGGGAAGCCCGCACCGGGAAGCCGCACATCCCGCATCCGGACAACAAGCTGTGGCCCGCCAAGGGCGCACAAGTCGTCCTCGCCTTCGACGGGTCGTACAACCGGGATACGACCGCGATCGTCGGCTGCACTCTTGACGGCTACGTGTTCGTGGTCGACGCATGGGAACGCCCTGACGACGCCGGCCCCCGCTGGAAGGTTCCACGCACCGACGTCAAGCAGGCGATGGACGAGGCCATGAAACGCTGGGATGTCGTCGAGCTCGCACCCGACCCGCCCGGTTGGGCCGATGAGATCGAGTCGTGGGAAGCCCTCTACGGCGAAGTGGTCGTCGAGTTCCCCACGAACCAGCACGCCCGCATGGTCCCCGCTTGCACCCGTTTCTACTCGGCGGTCGCGGGCGGCGACGAAGACGAAGCGGTCATGCCGCTCACCCACGACAACGACCCGCGCCTGGCGCGGCACCTGCGCAACGCGGTGACCAAACGCAAGCCGGGAGGCGACGTGATCACGAAAGAATCTCTCGACTCGCCCCGCAAGATCGACATCGCCATCGGTGCCGTCGTTGCGTTTGACCGTGCCTGCTGGCACGCACTCAACACCGAACCCGAAGCCGAGTTCACGGCGGTCTGGACGTGAAGGCCCTGTACCTGCTGGCCGCTGTTCTGCTCACTGCTGGGGTCGGGATGGTCTACACGCCTGCCGGTGTGATCGTCGCTGGCATCTGCTGTGGTGCCGCGGGCTGGCTGCTCGAGGACATCGGCGACGGTGAAGCGTGAGGCGCATCGACCGGGTGCGCCCGCAGAGCGGTTCCGGTCTTCGGTTCTCGTTCGACGACTGGATGGTGCAGGCCGCAAACGGCGGGTTCGGCATGACGCAGCCGCTCACCACCTGGGGCAAACAGGACACCGAACCGCCACCCAACTCGTTCGAGGGCTACGTCCAGTCCGGGTACAAGGCCAACGGCGTCGTGTTCGCTGTGATCTCCGCCCGGATGCGCCTGTTCTCCGAGGTCCGGTTCCAGTGGCAGGACATGCCCAACGGACGACCCGGCGAACTGAACGGCACCGAAGGTCTCGACCTGCTGTCGGTCCCGTGGCGCAACGCCACCACCCGCACGCTGCTCGCCCACATGGAACAGGACGTGTCGCTCGGCGGAAACTCGTTCACCGCCCGCCGGCTCATCCTCGACCGCAACGCACGCCGCACAGAGCTGCGCCGGCTCCGCCCCGACTGGGTCGACATCGTCATCGCTTCCCCGTCCAAGGACCCGTTCGACATCGACGCCACTGTCGGCGGATACCTCTACCACCCGCAAGGGCGAGGGCAGTCCGAACCGATCATCCTGTTCCCCGAAGACGTCGCCCACTTCGCCCCCGTCCCCGACCCGACCGCCCGGTTCCGTGGCATGTCATGGCTGACCCCGGTCGTCCGCGAGATCCAAGCAGACACTGCTGCCACGATCCACAAGGGCAAGTTCTTCGACAACGCCGCAACCCCGAACCTCGCTGTGACCATGCCGATCACCGAGAAAGCCAAGTTTCTCGAAGCCGTCGCCACGATGGACGACAACCACAAGGGTGCCGCCAACGCGTACAAGACGCTGTGGCTCATGGGCGGTGCAACCACCGAGGTCATCGGCGCCGACATGAAGCAGCTCGACTTCGCCGTCACCCAAGGCGCGGGCGAAACCCGGATCGCTGCGGCCGGCGGGGTCCCGCCGATCATCGTCGGCCTCAAGGAAGGCTTGCAGGCTGCGACGTACTCGAACTACGGGCAGGCCCGCCGTGCGTTCGCTGATCACTGGGCCCGACCCCAGTGGGGCGACGTGGCCGGATGCTTGCAGTCGATCTTCCCCACCCCATCGAACAAGCGGCTCTGGTACGACGCCGACGGGATCTCGTTCCTTCAGGAAGACCAGATGGACGCCGCCGAGATCCAGTCTCGGAAGATGCTCACCATCGAATCCGGTGTCCGTGCCGGGTTCGAACCTGCGTCAGTGCTCGCAGCGGTTGCCGCTGACGACCTGACCCTCATGCAGCACACGGGCCTCTACTCCGTGCAACTGCAACCCCCGGGCAGCGATCAACCCGCCGCCGACCCTGCCGCCCCGTAGCGGCACCCCCAACCACAGGGAGACAACGCGATGGAGCTCCAACGCGACAACCTCACGCGCTCTGTCCCGTTCCAGTTGGAGCGCGCCACCTCCGACGGCGACGGCCTCACCCTTGAGGGATACGGAGCGGTGTTCGACACGCCCACCCGCATCGACTCATGGGAAGGCCAGTTCGACGAGGTCATCGCCCGTGGCGCCTTCGCGAAGACGTTGCAAGAACGAACCCCGGTCATCCAGTTCGACCACGGCCACCACCCTCTTGTTGGGTCCATCCCGATCGGTGCCGCCGAAGTGCTCCGAGAGGACGACCACGGCCTCTACGTCAAGGCACGGCTGCACGACAACTGGCTGACCCAACCGGTCCGCGATGCCATCGCATCCGGGTCGATCGACGGCATGTCGTTCCGGTTCTCCGTCGTCAAGGAAACGTTCGACGAGTCCGGTGACATGCCGGTCCGGACCGTGCAGGAAGTGAAGCTGTACGAGGTCGGCCCCGTGGTGTTCCCCGCCTACGACACGACCACCGTCGGAGTCCGGTCGCGCGAGATCGCAGCGATCCTCTCCGACCCCACCGCACTCGGCGACCTCGCCCGTGCGCTCGTTCTCGGCACTCCCACCAGTGAAGCCGCCCCCACGGGCACTTCCGACGACGGAGCCGCCGACCCCGCAGGAGCCGCACCGCAGCACTCCGGCCTCACCCGCGAAGCACGCGCCCGCGTGCTCGCTCTGCACTCGTCCTGAAAGGACACCCGTCATGGAAACTCGCGAATCCCTCGCTGCGGACATCGCCTACCTCGATGCCTGCCTCACCACCATCCACGAGCGCGCCGGCGACGGCGCCCTCACCCCCGAGCAGACCGCCGACTTCGAAGCCGGCGTCGCACTGCGTGACGAGAAGCGCGCTGCGCTCAAGGCCATCGAGGACCGTCACGCGACCCTCGAGCGCCAGGCCAAGGACCCGGCCGCTGTCGTGTCCGGAGACGGTGCCAAGTTCACCGCCCCCGGTTCGATCGTCCGGTCCGATCCCTTCGACCTGTCCGACCTCCGTTTCGACGCCACCCCCGGTGAGCTTCGTGACCGCGGCCTCCGCGCCATCGAAGCCGTCCCCGGCCTGAAGGACGCGCACCGTGAGCGGGCTGAGGAGCTCGTCCGTGGCCTCGACCACACCGTTGCCCTGCGCATCGCTGCCACCGGCTCCGATGACTACCGCTCCGCGTTCGGCAAGCGGCTCGCCGACCCGCTCGGCCGCAACCTCACCCCGGCGGAGTACGCCGCTGAGGCCCGCGCTGCGTCGCTCACCGACAACGCCGGCGGCTACGCCGTCCCGTTCACCCTCGACCCGACCCTGATCCTGACCTCGGATGGCTCCGCCAACCCGTTCCGTCAGATTTCCCGTGTCGTGCCGATCACCACGGACACCTGGAACGGTGTCTCCACCGCTGGTGTGACCGCTGCGTTCTCCGCTGAGGCCGCTGCCATCACCGAGAACTCGCCGACCCTGGCGCAGCCGTCGATCAAGGCGGAGCGTGCCACCGCCGTCATCGACTACTCGCTCGAGATCGGCATGGACTACCCGGCGTTCCAGTCGGACATGCTCATGCTGCTCAACGACGCGAAGGACACGCTGGAGGCGACCAAGTTCGCTGTCGGCGCAGGCACCGGTTCCAACGAGCCGAAGGGCATCGTGACCGCCCTCGCCGGTACGGCGTCTGAGGTCAACGTGGCCGGCTCCGAAGGTGTGTTCGCCGGAGTCGACCTGTACGCACTCGAAGAGGCGCTCGGGCCGCGGTTCCGTCCGAACGCCTCGTGGGTCGCCAACAAGTCGATCTACAACAAGGTGCGCCAGTTCGACACGGCCGGTGGCGCTGCCCTGTGGGAGCGGATCGGTGCGGGGCTTCCCCCGACGCTGCTCGGCTACCCGGTGCACGAAGCGTCCGCCATGGACGGTGTGTGGGACGTGGCCGCGACGGCCAACAACTACATCG